ATATGACTATTCAATTCCTGAATTTAACAGCAAGGTTCTTTCATACAACGAATATAATGGAATTAAGATGTATAACGGACACGGCTTCTCGGTAAATGCTAGCCTACCAGTAAAAACTATTGAAATGATATATACCCCAGGAGCGGGAGAGAATGTATTAATTTCCACACCCTCTGCCAGATATGAGTGGGCAGCAAATGGATCCATAACCAAATCTGGAGTTTCAGCAATATATGTAAACGGAATTAACAGGCAGTCTTCTACAAATATTGGAGACTTCCTAGTAAAAGGAGTCCCACATCATATTGTAATAATCCTTTCAGCCCCAGCCTCTTCTGGGATCAAGGTAAATCAAAATCAGGGGGACACAAAGTCTGGCCAAAACCAGCTATATAGCAACCTTGCTATATACGAATACGAGCTTCTTCAGCATCAAATAACTAAACATTACCAGCTTTATACAGATAATGTAATAAGCGTAATCAACGATACGTCATTTTCTATAGTAGAAAGCACGGCAGGAAACAATTCTACCGCCTTCATTATATTTTCTGTACAGCCAGACGCCATAAGCGTATAATATTTGACAAGTAGTTGACAAAAATTTGGACTTTAACGCCAAATAATGGTATGATTGTGTTCTATGGATATCTTAAATAAAAACACGAGAATACTTGAAGAAACCACCCTAGGGATATATGTGTGGGAGATGCCTGACGGCAGATGGATTGGAGACGACGATGGCAACTTTCTTTCGATCACGTCCAAAAAAGGCAATAGATCCAGAATCGATGCTTTGGCTAGAGAAGTTAGCTCGTATGGCATACACGAGGGCCGTCCCAAGTTCCTTTCAGGGCGTAGAAAAATTGACGACGAAGAATTTGAACATCAAAACGAAAGACTTAAATGGGGACTAACTCCAGATCCTTTGGATATCGGAGTATATAAAGATTCAATGCTTAGAAACGGGGCGGTACAATGACAAGAAAAGTAGAGTTTATGGAAGACGAAATTGATAGCGTAAATACTATTGATATCTCTAACACGGCAGACTGGTTTCATTTTGAAAAAGCACAAGAGTCAGAGGACCCATTTAAAATAGGCATAGAAGACATAAAGAAGCTAAGAGGTCTGGGAACTAATTTTAAGAGAAAAATCAATAGAGATTTTTCAAAAGCATTTGTAGGAATTGACGGAACGGCAACACAGCAAAATTTATTGCAGCAGGCTATTAGCGGATACGCTTTATTTGATTTAATAGAGCCGACATACAACCTAGAATATCTTTCAAAAATTTATGAGATTTCAACATACAATTACGCAGCTATTAATGCCAAGGTTTCTAACATTGTCGGCCTAGGCTATTCATTTACAGAAACAGATAAAGCCAAAGATGCCATGGATGCAATTACTGATTCAAAGCAAATGGATAGGGCAAGAGCCAAGGTAGAAAGAATTAAAACACAATTAGATCGATGGCTTGATGATTGCAACGAGGAAGAGTCTTTCACAGAGACCCTTATAAAGGCCTACACGGACCTAGAGGCTACTGGAAACGGGTACATAGAGATAGGACGTACCACAGCAGGCGACATAGGCTATATAGGCCATATACCAGCTAAAACGATGCGTGTGCGTAGATTCCGTGATGGCTTTATTCAATTGCTTTATGGCAAGGCTGTATTCTTCCGTAATTTTGGAGATATGGAAACTCCAAGTCCAATTGCAGCGCAAGAGGAAAGACCAAATGAAATTATTCATCTAAAGAAATATACACCAATGAATAACTATTATGGTGTTCCAGATATCATTGCTGCTCAGCAGGCATTGGCAGGAAACGAATTCGCTGGAAGATATAACCTAGACTACTTTGAAAACAAGGCGGTCCCAAGATATATTATTACAGTAAAGGGAGCAAAGCTTTCTCCAGAATCAGAAAGAAAACTTCTTGAATTTTTCCAGGTTGGATTAAAGGGGAAGAATCATAGGTCTCTATATATTCCACTTCCAGCAGATACCCCAGACTCAAAGACTGAATTTAAGATGGAGCCAATTGAGGCTGGAGAACAAGAGTCTTCATTTAATATCTATCGTAAAACAAATAGAGATGAAATACTTCTTGCACATCGTGTACCTATTAATAAAATAGGAACCCCTGAAGGAGTTAACCTAGCCGTTGCTCGAGATGCAGATAAAACATTTAAAGAGCAGGTTTGTCGACCAGCACAGGATAGACTTGAAAAGAAATTAAATTATATTATTGCAGAAAAGACAGATGTCGTCCAGCTTAAATTTAATGAATTAAGTTTGACCGATGAATTAACCCAAAGCCAAATTGATGAAATTTATTTGAGAATGAAGGTAATTACCCCTAACGAAGTTCGTCTAAGAAAAAATATGACAACTGTTGAGGGTGGGGACGAGATGGTAGAATTAAAGCCACAGCAAGCTGCAGATCAGCAAGCCAAGTCCACTGGCAATAAAACTAGAGATCAGGAAAGGGCAGCTAATGCTCCAGATAAAACTGGGGAAGGCAGAAATGCCAAAGGCGATGGTCCAAAAGTCAAATAAGTTTAATCAACTGCTATTTGCGTTATAGTAGATAAAGCATTAAAATTAAGCATATGAACATCGAGAAGTCCAACTGGTCTAGCGATGGAGAAAACCTCCATCTCTCAGTCCCATTCACTAAAGTAAATCGTGAGAACAGAACCGTATCAGGTTTTGCGACTCTTGACAATGTTGATCAAACAGGCGACGTTGTAACAGCCGAAGCAAGCTTGAAGGCATTTGAAAATTTTAGAGGAAATCTTCGTGAGATGCATCAGTCAATTGCCGTCGGCAAAGTTGTTTCTTTTAAGCCAGAAACATACTACGACCAAAAGTCTAATAATTTTTATAACGGTGTTTACGTAACATCATACATTTCAAAGGGTGCACAAGATACTTGGGAAAAGGTTCTTGACGGCACTCTTTCTGGTTTCTCAATCGGCGGAAAGATTAAAGAGTCAGATAACGAAGTTAACAAAGCAACAGGTGAAGCAGTAAGATTTATTAAAGACTACGACCTTGTAGAGCTTTCAATTGTAGATTCACCAGCTAATGAACTTTGTAACATTTTTTCAATTGAAAAAGTAAATGGTCAAATGGTATACAAAGGTATCGCTACGGAAGTAGTAACAGAAAATATTTTTTACTGTGAGGAAAGCGACTCTGTATTTATGTCAACAGAAAAAACTTTCGAATCACCAGTATCAGGAAAACCAGCAGCTCTTATTGGCTGGGTGGAGAGTTCAGATATGAATAAATCAAAAGAAATAAATAGAATTCTTGCTTCATTTAAGAAGTCAAGATTACCGTTGCCTGAAACACAAATAGCAAAACAGGCAAACGTAGAAGGAGGTAATAAAATGTCAGATACAAAAATTGATAATGTTGCAGATGCTCCAGTAGCAGAAGCAGTAGTCGTAGAAGCACCTGTAGCAGAAGCCGTAGCGGCTCCAGCAGCAGATGAATCAAGCGTCAATCTTTTTGACAAGTCATTAGAAGTTGCAGCAGTTGCAACTGAAGATACCTCTGCCGACAACGTTGAAAAAGCAGCCGAAGCAGTAGAAGTTATGGTTGATGAACCTGATTTTGCAAAAATGTTAGGCGATCTAAAAGGCTTTTTCTCAGAAACACTAGCAAAGGCAAGCGAAGTAAATGCTGCACAAGTTACAGATATTAAAACATCTGTAGAAGCATTTAGCAAGAATGTTGATGCTAGAATTTTAGAGTTGGCAGAAAAGCACAGCGCACTTAGTGATGCTGTGTCAGAAATAAAGGGCACCATCGAAGGTGTTCAAAAGCAGGTAGATGCCGTAGAAGGCTCTACCGCAATTAAGAAGTCCTCTGACCTTGGCGGGTCTGAGGTGTTTACAAAGTCCAAATCAAAATGGTCAGGAGCTTTCCTCGGTTCCGTAAATGAAATCTTTCAAAATTAAGGGTAGGTGAAATAAAAATGAGTAATGAATTATTAGAAAAGGCCGCAGCAGCAGGTACAACAGTATCAACTGGTTTTGGCTCATCAACTGGTGGTACAGGCGTCCACGTTGCTTCAGAAAATGGCAACGGTGGTCTTCTTAACCCAGAACAATCAGCAAGATTCTTGGACTATATGTTCGACGCTACCGTAATTGGTAAGGTTGCACGTACAGTTCGCATGAAGTCTGACACAACAGAGATTGATCGTATGTCAGTAGGAGAAAAGCTTGTAAAGCTTGCATCCGAAGGAGAAAACACAGCCGTAAATCAAGGCGTAACATTCTCAAAGATCTCTCTAACAACAAAGAAGCTCCGCATGGACTGGGAACTTTCAACTGAGTCTCTAGAAGACAATATCGAAGGTGCAGATCTTGAAGATCATATTGCACGTATGATGGCAACACAAGCTGGAAATGACATCGAAGATCTTATTCTTAACGGTGACACATCACTTTCAGCCGATGCTCTGTACAAGTCATTTGACGGTGCAGTTAAGAAGGCAAAGACACACGGTCGTGTAGTCGATGCAGCAGGTGCGGGAATTTCCCGTGAAATCTTCAACAAGGCTCTTAAGGCAATGCCACGTAAGTACAAGCAACGTCGTACAGACCTTCGCTTCCTTTCTGGATCAAACTTG